ATGGGCATGCAGATATGCATGAGCAAAACCATTCATTTGGCCATGGTCTGTTAATGCCCATGCTTTTCCACCGTTTTCAATCACAAAGTCAATGTGTTCTTGTGGATAATCCATTCCATCAAATGTTGACCTTACGAGAAGCCAGAGTGAGAATGAAGAGAAACAAACTTTTCCGGAACTTTAAAGTTCACAGCTGTTTTTCTAACAGTCTCACAAGGCTTCATATTCTCCTTGCTTGTTGGCATATAGCCTCCTGTGTGTTTGTTATTTTTACATTATAATTTAATGTATTTTTCAATTAAATTGTACGATTCTGCATCAATTATTACAAGAGTAATGTAGTATTTTTTGAAAGACTATAGTCTTTAGATGCTATATTTTTCTTCGAATTCTTTAATTATTTTCATAACTTCTGATTTTTCCGGAAGAGCTATTCCTTTTTTCTTTGTATATAACTCTACGACTTGATATTTGAGTTCTGTATTTCCCCATTCTTCTGACCATCTATAGCTAATTGACTTCTTAATTTCACTTACTTCAGAATTCACATTGTGAAAACATTTTGAAAGTCTAGATTTTTGACCTTCTGGTGGAATCTCATTTACCCAAATATCTAAGAAAATCCCAATTAATAGAATCTCATTCCAGTTTTTATCTAAGAAAGCATCATTCATTAGTGTGAGATACTCAGATCTCCTAAATGCTTCTAGTGCGCTGAGATTTAATCTAGATATTGCGTCCGGATGACATTTTTTAGATATCTCTTTTCTCAAATGCGACACCCAATCTGGAATCTGATGGTCTTGAGATGATAGTCTCTCTTCATTTTCATCTGTCGAATCTTTTCGATTTTTATCGTCTTTAAAATTTCGAAATTCTTTCTCATTGTGCGTATTATCATTGATTAAGTCGTTGAGAATTTCTTCTAATTGTGTATTATAAAAAAGGGTTGCCAACTCAGTAGAGGAGACAACCCTTGGTTTAAGTGATGCATCAAACATTTTCAACAAGTCTTCTATTTCAAATGTTGCTTGTTTTGTTGTTTCATACATAGAATCTCTGATTTCAGAAGTAAATCTAATTCTATCAGCTAATTCCTTCAGTTTTCTTTTTTGTTGTATAGACAGCATAATTCCCTCTTACACATCGAAGGAATTATCTCCTTCATTTGTGGATTCTTGTTGTAATTTTTCTAACTGCGCCAACATAACTTGAAGATTTTTTTCAAACAGTACATTATAATTATCCGTTGGAACAAGCTTTCCGGAAGTATTTGTAGTCAAATCCATCATTCGGAGGTGATCAACAATATCTGTTCCAGTGAGTAAAGCAATTTGCAAGTTCTTTGCAATCAAAGCAATTGAAGAGTCATCGAGTTTAAAAGTAGTTGTATCTGACATAAAGTCTCCTTTGTTGTTATAGTCTATATTATTATATTTACTCTGGTTCAGCATTACACTCAAGAGGAAAACCAAAAGCATTGAAAAACTGAATAGTCTTCATCACTTTCATTTCAGCAATCTCTTTTGTGAGACCGGATTTCACAATCTCTCTGCCTTTTTCATGGATTGATATCATAATTCTTTGAGCTTGAGGTTCATCATGACCCCAGATTTGCATCAAAGAAATAGTGACTAATTGCATAGGCGTATGATCGTTATTGTAATAGATAGCTTTATATTTCTTAGGGGGTTCTACTTTGTCTTTTGAACTCTCTCTGTCAATAAGATCAACACCTAAGTCTCCATCTGACTTTTGAATTTTCTTCTTACTCATTTTTACCTCCTATAATACTGTCTCGAATCTTTTGTAACTCTGCTTTGGCCGAATTAAGCTTTGTAAAATATTCACTCGTAGAAATGATTTGTCTGACTATTTCATGGGATTCGTCTGCAGAGATTTGAGGATCTACAAGCAAATCTAACAATCGAGTCTCAACAGTTTGAACTTCTTTGATTGCCGCGCGTGTTTGGTCTAATTTACCTTGAATGAATTCTAGTGTGTATTGTTTTGACATATATTTCTCATTTTTGTAGTTCAGGAACCCAATGGGTTGTTCGTTTATCTTTAGTCTCTTCTCTTACGACAGTATGGCCCAATGGGCATGTTTCTCTGCCATAAACTGAAAAGAATTGTGAATATCCACCTTTCTTGCCATCGAAAGTTTGATAAGTTCTAATAGTGGAGCCACCGTATTCGTAGGAGTCTCTAAGCACTTTCTTACAAGCATCATTGAGTCTCGAGAATTCCAAATCTGATAAGCTACTCACAACTCTGTGTGGTGAAATACGTGCCATATAGAGAGCTTCTGCTTTTACGTAATTACCAATCCCACACACTATTTTTTGATTCATCAATACTTCTGCTACTGTATCATTTTTCTTAGCCATTAAAGCTTTTTTGAAATCATTCGCTGATACGTCTTGAGACAACATGTCTGGCCCTAAAGACTTGAGTTTTTTCACCATCTCATTCTTGCCGATTACGAATTTGAAAGTTCCAAAATTCCGCATATCTCTATAGTAGAGTTTTTCACCATTTGAAAGTTCAAATAAAAGCCTATCGTGATTACCTGGTTCTGTTGACCAGGTACCTGTCATCCCAAGTGTAGACCACATATATCTCTCTTTGTCTAAGAGAGCAAAGATGAATTTTCCATGGCATCCAGCGCCTATTACTTTAAGTGGCAAGGCAGCTTGTAATTCTTGCCAACCGTCTGGCGCTTTCTTTTCATAACGACCAGACAATATAGTCACTTTTGTAATGGTCTTATTTGTCAATACATGAGCAAGACCTTCTGCAATAATTTTAACTTCACTACCTTCAGGCATCGAATTATCTCCATAATTGTTTGTTATCATATAGCAATTATAGGAGAGATATTCTTATATTACAAAACAGTGGGACCGGTATCCTAGCGTATTTTTAGATTGGGTATTTTGATTTTATATTCGAAAATTTAAATAGATAATTTTGCGGACTACCGTTCACCACTGCCAAAGAGTCTCTGATTAAATCATATCTTTGAGGAGGACAAAGAGTATCCCCCAACCAAACTGAACTACTGTGAAGATCGTATAAGCTTTAATCTTGAATTGTTCAAGTTCTTTGACTTTATCGAGCGCTTCTTTTAATTGTGATGGTGACGCAATTTCATCGATCTTGTCCTTCCAGGCTTCTAGGCTCTCGACTTTATTCTCTCGAACTTTGATTTCTGCAATTTCTCTCTCAATGTTGCTAATTTGGGTCTGCAATCCGTGAACTCCTTTGGCTAACATCTCTAGTTGTGCCAAAACCAATTTCGAATATTCGCCCCAATTATCTCTTGGTTCTGTCATGTCTTCTCTCCAGGTATTTAATTATATTGATAAACTATCTGTCAGGGACTTAACTCAAACGAAACTGGCGAATACTTAAAAACATCACATAGTAATTATGTGATGCCTTATTTGTTTAGAACAAGATATATCAAATATTATGAGATATTAAAGTCTATGCCTCTCACTTCTTGATAAGCTTTCATTGTTTCTGGCCATAATTGAGTCGCAATCCTCCCACAAGCTCTTGCTACTTCTTGAATTTCCCATTGTGCTCCATCGTGTGTCCTGAGCTCTAAGAATTTGAGGAGATTATTCAAGTCTATAGTGCCATAATAAGTGGTATATAAATTCTGTGGAAGAACACCTCTCGCTTGTTCTCGACACACGCCTGCTTCTACCAACTGATCGAATAAGAGTAACGAGTTTTTATGATGAACTCGGAGTGCTTGAGAAGCCTGTATACCATCGAACGTAATTACGGGATCGATTTGATTTTCGACATTAGAGGCTTGTCGATTGCTCTTGTGTTGTGTCCGGAAAGAAGACGGTTCATAGAATTCCAAGTTCTCTTCCGTGTATCTTCTCGAAATTTCATTGAAACTCCATGTCCGGTGTCTGTGATGCTGAGAGCGAATAAACAAGGGAACTTTGAATCGAAAAGTCACAATATTGTGTTCTAAAGTGGAAGTGTGTTTATGACTGATTAGGTACTTAATTAATTTAATGTCTTTATCGTTGAGCTCGTCTCGATGTGCACCAAAACTCACTCGTGCTGCGTTCACAATTGTGAGATCGGAACCCATGTGTTCAATATAATCGACTTGTGCTTTATCAAATAGAAATTCACTTTTCATAATGTCTCCTTGTTAGATAGAGCATTATAACAAGCTAGATTCTATAGTACAAAAGAAAGCACCTCTCGCCGGTCCAGCCAAGCCTCGGAGGTGCAACTCAGTCTCTCAAAGATAAACACTTTTCCCTTCTGTCTACATAGTATTCACAATTTGTGGGGTGCCCGCACATTTTATAACTCTTTTACAGAAGAATTACAATAGAGTGTCTAATAATTTCCAGCTAAAATTCTCTTGCGTATCAAAGACCTCAATTGAGACTCGGTGAGTCTTATCCCTCTTCTCTTGAAACCTGCGACTTGCAAGCCTTGTTCTTCATACCAATCCAAGTGACCTGGTACATGAGGTTCTTCTGGCTCTGGCTCTTTTGTCATCTTATATGCTGTTAATCCAATAGCGGCTAAAATCTCTACGGTAGGAATAGTAGTCAAAATTCCAAAAGCTGGATTGATAGTCATTAATACACCTGGAATTACGAAGTGTTCCATAATTTCAATACATGCGATCCCGGCATAGGCTTTCCAACCCCATTTCTCTTGAGCTTTCTTAATTAAGCCATGAACGTCATGCATTTGATTCTTACCGAATTCGTAGATCTCTTCTAAAGCAGCGATTACAGCTTCTTCTGTGATTCTTCCCTCAAATTTTTTAATAGCTTGTTCAATTTGTTGACGATATGTTTTTGTATCAACGATGTCTTGGATACCTCTGTGAATTTTTTGGAAATTAGCCTCGCCATAGGCATATCCAGCATCATACAGCTCTTGATGGGATGGATCATATTCAGTGAATTTCTCTTCGTGTGGATATCGATAATCCATATATGATTCGAGGTCTTCAACGGCTTGTATAGCACCTTGATAAAAATCTTCAACATCTTCGTCTACTTCTCGTTCTCGGATTGCTTTTACAATCTCTGGTGCGGCTTGTCTAATAATGTCGTCTGCAGCATCGTCTAATGAGCGTTCGACTTCTTCACTCAATAATCTTCTCATAAAGGTGTTCTCCAATTCTAAATCTAAAAACAGTAATTATTCTCTTAATAATTTTTAATTAGTATTTCTGTAGTTTTTACACCATCACCTTTGTTGTGGTGTCCAGATGTATACTTATGCTTGAAAAGTGTGGAATTCCAATTGCTATCAAAATATTGGCCAAACCACAAACCAGACAAGTGGTCTTTGCCAAACGAAGTCAATCTCCACTTGAGGTCACCCAAATCATAGTGCTCTCGATTCGACATTGCGACTTTGACACCTTTGCTATCGAGTTCGTGCATGTACTTAATGAGCCTCAACTGTACGTCATCACCTGAAGAACCCTTTTCGTGATATTCTGTCGTTGACAATCTATATGGAGGATCAGCATAAAACCATGCATTTTCTTGTATCCAATGTGTGGTTCCCATTTCGAAATCTCCTATAGATAATACGAATGTCTGCAAGTATTTCGAAAATTTTCTGAGTCTCTCAACAGAGAATAATTCACCATCCGGATTCCAATTCATAATCCCTGCTGTACCGCTATATCTGCCTGGATAGTCTTTCAATCCGTGACCAAAGAAACCATTAAAATTTGTTCTCATAAGAAACAATAACAAGGCCGATTCTTCTATTTCACTAGTGAAATCTCTTTTCAAATATCTAAGCCTCAAATCATAATAGAGTTTCTTTCTGTTTTCAAAAGTGTGTGCGTCTCGATACATCACTCGATACGTCTCATTAAATGGCTCCATCTGGGGTAGATGATCCGCAATCACTCGAAACATTTGCATCATTTCACTGCAGTTGTCATTGACTACAATAGGAACATCTGGCCACTTCTCTCGTACCCATAGAGACATAGAGGTCGAACCGCCAAACATATCAACAAAGACAGAAGGCTTATGTTCTGGAAAGAAACCGTTAGTATCGTACTTCTTGAAAAGCCTAGACTTTGCACCAGCATATCTAATAGGTGGTTTATAAGGATGAACAAACTTTGCATTGTCTGGATTTGTATCATTAATAAGCATAAAAAAACTCCCGAAATAATAAAAATTATAACAGGAGCAAATTCTAGTGTAAACCAAGAATATTATTTTATAATGCCGGCGAGTCTACCCCAGCGTTCAAAAATGATTTGGTCCGAAGAAGCTTGAAATGAAAAATTTTCTTCTTTGACATCTTTCTCATTACTTGCTTTAATTTTAGTACCTAAGAATCCGGTAATTTTTTCATCCGCATTAGCGTCTGGGATCATCTTTTCGAAATTCTTTTTAAGACCTTTTTTTGTTTCATCCCACGTGGCAGGATATTTTTTATCACCAGAGAAGAATTTCTTCGAATCAATACCTTTTCCTTTCATTGCTTTTCTGATAGCTTTAAGGAAGTTATATAAATTATTTATTTCTCCTCGCTGCTGTGTACTCAATTTATTAGAATTACTTTCATCCTGAAGTCTTTTGATATCATCATCTAGACCTTTTTTTATAATCTCGAGCTCTTTAAGGCTTTTTTCAAAATTGTCTTTCTCTTCATTTGTCGATATATATAATTCTAATTTTTCTTGTACTTCTACTTTTAGATTCTCGATGGTTTTTTCTAATTCTTTTTCTTTATTTTCAGATGCAGCCGCCTTATCTAATGCTTCTGTTGCTTGATCTACTAATGTTTGCTCAATAATTTTAGCATCAGCTAATTGATCAAGTAAATCCTTTATTGTCTCTTCAGCATCAATAGGAGTTTCTGGTAAAGCATCTATAATATCATCAAAATCATCAGCAATAGCTTCAACCGACTCTTGAGCTTCTTGAGGAATATCTTTTGCATCTGAATCTGATTCCCCTCTTAATTCTTTAGCCCATTGTAGTCCAATGCCTATTTCGTCTGCTCCTGCATCTTTTGCTAAGGCTTTTTCTGCATCTTCTAATTTATTGAAAGCATCATTGTAAGCTTTCACTGCTGCAAAAATAGGATGTTCTGTTTTTTCTTTTTCAGATTCGGAATTTCCTTCTTCAGGATTAGAATTTTCTTCTTCGGAAGAATTATTAATAGAAGTATCTTCTCTCAAAAGTTTCATCCATCTCTTAAAGAGCAGGGATTCCGTTGTAGTTTGACCAGAATCAGAATTTCCTTCTAGAGCTTTATTTAGGTTTTTGATAGCTTCTCCCCACTTTTTTGTTTTGTCGTTTTTGCTATCCATTCCTGCTTTTGCTAATTTTTCCTGTAATTCTTTGAAGTATTTTTCCATATCTTCTTTTTTCTGAAAATAATCCGTTTGTGGTGCTGTGTCATCCTCAGCATATTTTTCTAAGAGTTCTTTTGCTTTCTTTTTGTCTTCATCGGAGGCTTTCTCATCTTTCAAAGTTTTGTAAGCTTTTTGAATTTCCGATATATCGTCGGCGTTTTCCTCTTTGGCTTCTTCTGTATTCTTTTTCCAAGCTTCCATGAATTTAGAGATTTTATCTTCTTCTAGGCCATATTCTTCCAAAGCTTTCTTCAAAGCATCTTCTTTTTTCTCTTCATTTTCTGGATTATCTTTGGTTACTTTAGTGACTATTTCTTGAATTTCTTTTCTTTGTCCGGGTGGAATAAATTCTACTTTTTCCCATAAGTTCTTAAAGAAAGTCTTTCCGATGAAGAAGGTTGCCATCGCCATTGCTGCCAAAAGTAATAATCCCACAACCTCAGTTAGAAGACGTTTTGTCGTTGGAGTATTTTCGGTCAAAAGAACAAAATCTCGAGACCATCCCTCTCTTTCGGCTAAGAATTCAATAGCTTTTTTTCTATTTTTTCCATAATAATTTCTATTTATTATCATTAGAGTCTCCTAAAAAATATTCACTTAAATTATAACCTCCACAGTCGATTTTTTTATCAGAGCAGTTAAAATGATTCATGAATCCTTGCCAAGATGCTTTGGTTGTCTCTGGCGAATAATAGTCTTGCTTTTCTGGTACAATATATGGAATTCCACATGCGGAATGAATAGCTTGCATTAGAGCTGATAATGCTCGCAATTGAATATCATAGAATCCTAGGTGTTCATCCAAACTTTTACCGTTGATTTTTGCATCCGTAATTATTGGTCTAGGCCCAAATCCATTTTTTATATACCAATCTTGGTACTTAGTGTAATAGGCATTTGATATCTCTACGCCTACCGAATTCTCATTGACAGTTCCTACACCAGCGTGCCAACATGCATCATTGATATCATGTAACTGAATAATATCTCCATTATTGTCGATCATAAAATGGACAGATACATTTCTATTTTTTAATACGTCAGCACAAGAACTTGAAGACAAGCATACATCCCAATGAGCGACAAAACTCTTGATTTTTCTAGGCTTGCTTTTCTTTGTTAATCCTTCGGATATTGCAAATGGGAACGCTTCATCTTTAAATGTATGGACTTTTTCTGCAGGCCAATTTATCTTTATAGGTTGATTATTATGCCATAACACATCTGAACTTGTTGGTTCCCATGATAGTCCCACAAATGGGCGTTCACTCTCCACTTTCGCAAGTATTCTTCGATACGTAGTTGGACCGCACATTCCATCATCTAATAGACCCATTTCTTTTTGAAATGATTTAATAGCAGATGTTAATTTCTTATCAAAAAGCGTATAGCCAGGAATAAACCAGCTTGGTAGCCATCCCAATTTAGATGCAGACGCTTCATTATAAAATTCTTTATCAATTGCCATCCTCTTAAATCCTTTAATAAAATTTTAATCCATGTACGAACCATAATTTGAAGCTTGAGAAACTGTTCTTACAAAGAGTTTCCCTGGTACATTTCTATACGCACTGTGGATGTCATCAGCGTTTGCTTCCTTAAATCCATAATCACTCATTACTAAACCATCTTCTGGAGTAAAATTAGGAATATAGATTTGTAGATCTCCACTTCTTTTTGAATGGTGTTTCCAACCGTCCAAAACTTGTGCGCCGTATGACAATTGTGGCAAGAGTTCCTCTCTTGCCAATTCTAAATTTGCGTCCCAATTTTTATTAAATAGAGTATCAGCATCAAAATGAGACTCTGAGTGACCTCTCCCCCATGTGAAGTCTGGGTCTGGAACAAATAAATCTTTAATACTTTCTCTAATAATTCTTCTTAATTGATTTTCTGTTAATCTCATTTTCATTTTCTCCTATTTTAGAAACTAGCTCTCTGTCCAACGAGATACAATTTACTCTCGATATCATTACACATTCCAGCTAACATATCATCCAAGCCCGTAGATAAAATTCCTTGAATTTCCATTTGTTTTCTCATTGCTTCAAGGTACTCTAAGTATTCTTCCAATCTTCTCTGTGCTTCTAGGACAAGTTGTTCAGCGTTTTGACCGGAGGGAATAGACCATCCCTTTAAATGATTAGAAGCACCAATCGCATAAGAAACTGCATCAGCTAAACTCTGGTCTTTTGTTAGTCCTATGCCTCTTTCTACTATAGAATCAAAAGTATCACCAAGACTATTGTAGAGGTCTCCATATAAATGGATGTGGTCTGCTAAAAAAGCACTACCCCTAACATTATGATGGGCACTATGAAACCAGAGTTCAAGTGCCTTATGATATGAGATCCAATCTCGAAAAATAGGTAACAACATAAAAAACCCCTAGACTTAATTAGTATAGGGGTAATTATACACACAAATTCTTTTTATACACCGAATTTATAGTCTACTTTCATATCTACGATAAGAGTTGGAACACCAATGATATCAGAGAATCCGATTTCTACTGCCTTTTCTGGAGTTACGAACCAATCTGCTCTTCCACGTTTATTGATTTTCTTATGAAACCAAGACGCTTCCTTACCAGTATTTTTAGCTAGAATTTCATAGATTTTCTCATTCAATCGTTTAGTTTCATCTGCACCAGATTGAATCTCTGCATTTTTACCCCAGTTTCCTGAACTCACATCGTGTACCATTAGAGTTGCATTAGAGCCAATGTAGCGTTGTCCTTTTGACCCGCAAGAAGCAAGAATAACACCGCAAGACATTGCTTTACCTTCTACGATTGTCGCAACAGGAATTTTACTAGTATTGATAGCATCAATCATGCGCATAAGAGAATAAACCTCTCCACCATAAGAATCAATCACAATAGGAATAATTGGTTGTCCTGTATTTTGAGCTTTGGCCATATCTGTACAGAATTTATGTGCTGCTTCTTCATTGAATTCATTGACAGTGATAATAACGGGATTATAGCGAAGCTCTGCTTCTTTGATATTTTCATCTTGTTTGAGTTTCCAAAACATGATTTCTCCTATTGAGTGGTTAATTTAACATAGTAATTGTAGGTATATTTGGCATTGATTACAAGCATTCATTGATAATATTCGTTAATTAAACTGATAACATGTTCGTAATTTTCTTTTACGTGGACAGAAGTTCGTCCTGGGCTATTCAAAGAAATATATGTAATTCGAGTTTTACTGTTTGAATAAGTTTGATCTTCGACGTTGCAGATATTGTTTATGTTGACAGATATCTTTGCACCACCATTAGTTGATGTGAGTTGAATAAATGGACTTCTCATATTATATGCTCTCCTTAAGCTTGTTGTTTTTGTCCAGAACGATAAGACTGTTGTTGTTCCGCTAATTGGGGAGGATAGACAATATCACGTCCAATAATTTCGATACAGATGCAATCTCCTCCGTCTACAATAATGGCACGTTGGATAATGCCTGCTGCTGCAGAAGGACCTTCACACAATCGAAGGATAGTCGATCCAATTTTATCTGCGGTGATAGCTTCTTCTATGTGAGTTTCGCCATTATTAAAAGTGATATGAGTTTTGAATAATTCAGCCATTGTGATCTCCATTTGTTTGATTTTTATTTACATTACTAATGTAATATATTGTGAGTTTCATTTGTCTAGCTGTGCATAAATTTTCTAGAAAAAAGAAGCCAGGCTGGGAGACCTGGCTTCAAGAGTTAAATTCAGTGATTTTTCATGTACATTTCGACATGCCACAAGAACTACACATTGAGCATCCGTCTTGATATACCATAGAGCCTGTAGCACCACAGTCTTTACAGTCTTTGTCTGAAGCTATAGTGCCATCTTTGATATATTTCTTCAAACATCTCGCAATAGCTTTTGAGAACGAGAACATATCTGCTTCTTTGTCTTTCTGCATTTGTTCTACGAGATACTGTACAGGAGCACCATGACGTAGAGCCAAACTAATAGTTCTAGTGTAGCCAGCATAATTCGCATTATTAAAGACCGATACGACATCCTTGATAACCATTTGCTCATCACCTTCCCCCATAACGAGATCATACTGTGAGTCTTTAGTCTTCCAAGAGCGTTTCTGTAATTTACCAGTCTTATACTTTTTGGGAATTTCAATGTTTTCAGTTTTGCCACCAAAGATTTCATAAGGTTTTCCATCCATTAGTCCTACGAGAACGACCCATTGATCCATTTTTACCGAAGTATGCATGATATCACACTCTAGTATTTCAGGACGTTTTGGTGCGTGTCTATCGCTGAATGCCTGTGTGTCTTTTTTCCCTTTATCTTCAGTAGATACAAGAACACCTGAACGTGAACCATCACGATATACAGTCACACCTTTACAGCCGAGTTCCCAGCCAAGCATATAAATATCTTTCACAGTTTCAACAGTTACATCAGATGGCAAATTTGTAGTATTTGATATCGCATGGCAGATCCACTTTTGTGCTGCTGCTTGCAATTTAACTTTTGCCTTCCAGTCAATTTCGTTTGCGGTGGCACCATGATATGGACTAAATGTAACAGCGTGATCTAAGTCATCAACGAATGCAGTTGTTCCGTGATCACTATCCAGCCACTGTTTAAATCCATGATGATACACGTTGAACTCTGTCCATTGATCTCCCATATCATCAATGAATGTTACCTTTTCTCCATTGACAGCTTTCTTGCGACGCTTGTAATATAACATGAAAGCAGGTTCGATACCTGAAGTTGTCTGCGTCAAACAAGAGACAGATCCGGCAGGAGCTGTTGTTGTGTTTGCAATGTTTCGTCGTCCATATTTTCTATAATCAGCTTGTACTTCTTCTGTTAAAGAACTTGTAACACGAGACAAAAACTCATGACCTTCTTCTTTCGATATGTTAAAGACTGGGAATGCCCCACGTTCTTTTGCTAGTTGAATTGACTCTTCGTAAGAAGCAAGAGACAACCATTTATAAATCTCTTCTACAGTTTCAATTGATTTGTCATCACCATATCTTTGACCTAACATTGCAATAGCATCACCAAGGCCTGTAACCCCTAAACCTGTTCTACGTCCAGATTTTGCTACATTTCTAATTGTTTGCCACAAATTTCTTTCCGGAGTTTTTGTAACTTCATGTTCAGGATCACTATCGATTTTTGCAAGAATCTTATCAATCTGTTCGATCTCTAAGTCAATCATGTCATCCATCAATCGTTGTGCCTTTCTAGATATTGTTCTAAATTTTCCCCAATCAAAACTAGCTTTTTCTGTCCATGCGTTGTCTACAAAGGAAGTAAGGTTCATCAACATAAGTCGACATGAATCGTATGGTGAAAGAATAATCTCTCCACAATTGTGTACGAGTAGTTCGTTGGCGAAAAAGTTATGGTTGTCTTCGACAGTTAAGTCATATACATCCTCTCTTTCTTCCATGGCGATTATAGATGTCCATTTCTCAAAACTTTCTAAGGTTTTAATTTTATGAATGACACCAATATCTTTGGCTTCTACCCAACCATGGTCTGTATATACACGATGATCTGGAGTTAGTCGAATTTCTTTTCCGCTATCCAATACAATTCTCATGATTTTTGCATTTTCTTTTGTCTTGAAAGCAATTGCTGTTTTGAATTCATTTTCAAATGTAATTGTATTTAGAGACTGGACCAGAAACTTTTCATTTTTATCAGCTAATTCTTTTACTGTTTTGACTCCGGTATTTGTCATAACTAGAGTATCACCGGTCACACACGGGTTAGTCGATACAGATCCAAAACCTACATCTGAATAAGCATCTGATGGTGTCATTCGTGTAGCAGTATCCCAGAAAAGAACGCCTGGCTCTGCCGATGCATGCGCACCTTCAATAAGTGCATTCCATACTTCACAAGCATTAACATGTTGATGAACTTCTGGAGTTTTTGAATCTACTGGCCATCGTTGAATATATTCAGTATTTTCTTTAACTGCTTTCATAAATTCATCAGATACTCTAACGGAGATATTAGCACCTGTCACACGAGTCAAATCACGTTTAATTTTGATGAAATCCATCACTTGTGGATGATGAACAGAGATTGAGAGCATTAAAGCACCTCTTCGACCACCTTGTGCAACCTCACGGCATGAATTAGAGAATCTATCCATAAAGACTTCTATTCCATCAGTGGTTTGTGCAGCATTAGAAGTGGTCATACCTTTTGGACGGATAGTAGAAATATCAAATCCAACACCTCCACGACGTTTCATAATTTGAACTTCTTCTTGATCTGCCTTGAGAATACCACCATAGCTGTCTTCTGGTGAATCAATAACAAAGCAATTAGAAATTGATTGAATTTGCCTTTCGTTTCCAATTCCGCTCATTGGAGAACCTTGCGGTACTACGTATTTGAATCCTGCAAACATATCATAAATTTCGCGAAAACTCATAGGGTTATCGTATTTACCTTCGATTCGTTCGAATTCTTTCGCTAATCTAATATGCATGTCATCTGGAGTTTGTTCTAAGAATTCTCCTTCATCATTTTTCAATGCGTACTTGTTCATCCATACGGATGTTGCAAGTTCATCACCCTTAAAATATTCGAGTGTTGATTCTCTTACTTGTTCTTGTGGATAAATTTTATTCGTCATCATAGTCTCCCATTTCTTCTTTAACTCTTTTAACGTCATTCCAAGCTTCTAAAAGCTTTTTCTTTGGATCTGTTTCAACAATCTCTTGTGCGTCTAACACTCTAAACCTAGACCTGGATGTATCGATACCTAAGTGCATCTGAATACCATCTCGTCCTGCTCTGTTTTTTGCAACAAAAAGTCTCCCTGTTCCTCTATCTTTCTCTTCAGGCTTACGTGATAATCCTACCACGAAATCTGATACTTGTGCTTTTCCATAAGCTTCACCCATATTTTCCAAGCCAATGATATCAGAGTTTGCACCAGACCTATTTGACTGTGATGCCGTCCAGATAGGCAAGTGCATATCCGCTGCAAGTTGTCGAAGTTCTTCATAAATTAGCATTAATTCGTGTCGCATAGCATCATAAGCTTTTGTTGATTTCATCACGTCTGCATAGTCTACAATCACTAGAGAGGGCATGTAACCACGAAACTTAAGTTTCTCCAAGTGATTACGAAGAGTATTCACGGAAGCAGATCGAGTGGGATAATACTTGATTACAAGTCTTCCATATTCGTCATGTTCTTCATAGTGTTTGATTACACTTGCTTTTTCATCGATGAGATCAGACACTGGAATTCCGGTTAGATTTGCATCGTAACGTTTACCCACCAATGTTTCAGACAACTCAAAAGTGTAGTGGACTACAGTCTTGCCTCTTCGAATAGCTTCTGCTCCCATTTGAACTAGCCAATGAGACTTTCCCACACCAGTTGGAGCTACAACACAGCCGAGTTCACCTTGGCCTAAACCGCCATCTAATACATCTCGAGTGTCTAGTTCTTTAATACCTGTAGGGGTAGTAATTCGAGTAATCTCCTGAAAACGTGCTTCCATGTCATCGAAGAAATCATGACCAACAGAATGAGGCATACCCACGGATACCGCTTGTTTCATCAGTCCCACAACAGATTCGAAGTTCTCACCTTTTACGAGTTCAACAGCTTCTACAAGTGCGTCCTTGAAGGCCTGACGCTTACAAAAATCTAGTGCTTTCTCTTTCACACCATGGAGGTCTTCTGGATTAGGATTGCTTCTCATACGATGAAGGAATTGAACAATTTGCTGTTTCAAAATACCTTCTGATCCTTGTGACTCTAATTCTGCAGAGATATTTGATATCAATAGTTGCATTGTTGGAAAACAACGATAGCGATTGAAGTAATCAAAGTATCTCTCTGTTAGATATTGCAAGTATTGCAGTTCAAAGTAATGAGGCTTCATTACCTCGTGCATTTGTTGTGCCCAGTCTTTGTCCATAGCAAGACCTTGAAAGATCTTCTCTTGAAATAATTTACCATACTCATGAAATAATGCTGGTCCATCTTCACGGATTTGCAAAGCAGGTTCTCCCATATTCTCTCCTATTGTGTTTGTATCGATGATATTCTTCGCCAAAATGTATCAACGTTTATGTGTTGTGGATCTTTTACACCAAGCTTGATAATTCCCATTTGGAATTTTATTTTATTGCGTGATGTGACAGGATTATCATAACGATAATCAAGTTGCTTTACATGCTCTGCAGAGAGATTTGACATGTCTAAATACATAAGTTTCCAATTTAACCGCGGAATATCTGGATTATTTTGAATGGCTTCAAGAATTTTCTTAGGCTTCTTGGAACCAGCAACTAGCTCGTTGCACTCAGTAAGTATATCTTCTACTCCAATAAATTCTTCTTCAAGAAGTTTCGGGAATTCCTTTGCTAAAGTTTTGAAACCTACGCCTTTGACGCCATCAATACGGTCGGAACTATCACCGATAAATGCTCTTGCAGTAGCGAAATTCTCTGAACTCACACCATATTTTTCTAGTACACTCTCTTTTGTATACAGTTGAGCACCCGTATGAGAGTACATGTATACATTGTCTCTCAAGAGTTGCAACATGTCTTGGTCAGAAGAACATATCACAATAGGTCGAGTTTCGTTTCTAAGCCTATGTCTACATAACCAACCAATGACATCATCAGCTTCGCAGTCGTCAGCGTACAATTGTTCGATGGGGGTCATTTCTAACGATGCTACCGTTTGAACTACTTGCCATCCAAAATTCTCTGGTGAGTCCAAGTCTTTCTCGTAGAGTTCACTTCTATTCAAGCGCAAAGGCTTTCTACCAGCTTTATAGCCTGGATGTAATGCACGACGCCTAGCACTCTTACCTCCCTCCCAAGCTATAATAATCCTAGAGGCTGTGAACATCTCCGAGACTACACCTAAACTTCGAAGAAATCCTGTGAAACCTCCTATAGGTTCCCCATTCGATGACAATGAAGGATTTACCAAGTAATTTCTTGCAAAAATATTATAACCATCAATTAATAAGATAGCACCTTGAGGAAAATTAGAGTTTGATTTAGCCATTACAGGTCTCCGAGAATTGTTACTGGAATATTGGCTTCATCTAAAAATGATTGCCACCCCTCTCTATCTAATGTGAGAATTTTTAATTTTCCCCTGAGTTCTTCCCATCGGTCTACTTCCATTTGTGTACCAGTAGATAACACAATTTCTCCATCAATTTTGTCGCCAATCACCCATAATTCTGACTTAGGGTCTCGGGCAACAAGTTCTAAGATAGACATTGTAGAAGCAATCCCAGCATTTCTCTCGTGATCGTCTAAGTCATTACCGTAGACACCACGATAAATAGAAGAGTGTGGAACAATAGGCGCTAATCCTTTACGTTGCGCTAATTGACCCACGCGTTCTGCAAATTCCGTATTTCTCTTCATGGTCATGCCATTCGATGGACTATAAGGTCCAGCTATATATACGATTTGTTTCATTATGCTTCTCCATATAATTTTTTCAATGTTTCTCTGACTTCTATTTCTTCTTGAATGATTCTATTCAATGTTTTAAGACTCTCAAGAATCTCTCGAGGTAATGAAGCAGACTCAAGTTGCCATTGGACTTTTTTCCTTTGAGACATAAGTTTCTCCAAAGCATGTTGATGAATTTCTATTTTGTCGTTATGACGCATATATGTTCTCCATAAAAATAAAGGTGGTACAGTAATTTACCATACCACCCTCAATGATTACAAAGGAATTATCTCTTATAGATCTGTGAGATCATGATCAAGATCCATCGCAATTTGCTTCATCTCTTCATAAGAGTCCGGATTGATAACCATATTTTCTAAGTCTTTACCCATATAGCCTGAATAGAAATTATTGAAAACTGTCATAGCATATTGACTCCATTGAGGTGACTCTAAGATTTCTCCAAATTCCGGTTTATAGAACTTCTTCTCTTCGATTGTATCTCCGGTATTCTTGTTCAACAACTTAATTGTTTTCCAAGCACCAGTTCCTTCAATTAAGACCTGAGTATCTGCATCATGATCGATAGGACCATTATCTGCGCAGTGTTTTCTCACCAAATCAAAGATATATTCAGCTTCTTCAATACCTTTTCCAAAGTGAATCTCAAACTCACATCTGCGAAATGGAGGAGCTACTTTATTTTTAATAGTTTTGGCAATGACTTTGATACCAATGGTATTCCCATTTTTATCTTGAATTCTCTTGCCTGAATCAAGCTGAATGCGGACTGACGAATGGAAGGGAATAGCTTTCATGTTATTCCTCATCTTTCGAAGAGGCACGGACTATATCTTCAAAAATGTCTTGTGTTGATTTCTCGAATAATTCCGATTCCCAGATTCTCAATACACTGAATCCTTTCTCGGCATATACGGCATTTTTCTTAGCATCACATTTCCAGATTTCTTTAGCTGACTTCCCTTTCTTGCCTACGATATCATCAGGCATAAATCGATCGGGGTTGGCATGCCAATAATCTCCATCTATTTCTACAAACAGATTAAAATCAGCTAAATAGAAATCTGGATAATACGGAGCACAATGAAATTGTTTCTCATATTTGAAACCTAATTCTTGAATATGTTCCTCAAAGAGCAGCTCCCCATGAGTATCTTTGCTTTTGAACCTCTGGAGCTTATTGGCTTTCATCCAAGCATTGAGTCTCTTATCGGCTTCTTCTTTTCCGTATTTCATTTCCCATCTGGCATAATTCGACATCTTCATTATTTCAGTTACATTAGATTCGAACAATTGTGGAAATTTTTCCTTGTTCTTAAAAATAAATGACTTCGTAATTTCCGAATGATTTTTCAATAACTCTGGATCTTTCCAAGCTCTTTTTATGTTTCGTATTCTTCGTTTTTGCAATTCAGAATCCTTAGCATTTTTTCTAGATTGATTAGTCCAATGTTCTTTATTTTCATCAGATTGACGCCACTTCTCAAATCTATCGAAGTTTCCAAAACTGGCTTCCGGAAATTGTTCTCTGTATTGAATAGTCGTTAATCCGTGTCTTTTCAGATGGGAATTAGTGATTGCTTTGAATTGTTTTCCACAAATCAAACACTTGTATTTTTGTCCCGCGCTCATGGTTATTTCCTCCTGTTTTCTATAAGTATGCAATGGAATAGCTTTTCCATAAAAATATTTAACAGGAACTACTTTAACTAGTCTCTGAACCTTCAACCTATTACTAGGAAGCTTGGCTGCTGATTGTCCAATCTGATAATTTCTCAAACAATTCACGCTCGGAATTACTTCCCACGTTGTAGTATCATCAGCTCTAAGGAGTTTCCAGCAATTCACGGGATTAGTTAGCATCTATTTATACACCTGCAAGGGAGGCAAAACGTCTACCACCCGGTGTTGTATTGTGATTGACTTCACCACCAGCCAAATAACAATTTCCGTTAGGAACATGCATATCTACTACTTTCATTGGTTCATCGATTCGTTTAGCATCTTTACGATTTTTTGAACGAACCCAATTACCATCAACAAGTGTTCGATGAGCTGGTGTGGTTTTTAATCCTCCAATTTCATAATGATGATCAACAGCTGATTTCACAATAAAATCTGACATATCTTGAAAACCTGTTGGAGTATTCACTTTAATGCCGAATCCTTCAAGATCGTATTCAGCTGGCTCATCTAAGTTAGGGATTCCGAGAATCTTTGAAAGTTTTTCCATTGTCATTTTTACTTTTATATTAGGCATTAGGACCTCCTTGGCCATTTTTTAATTTATTTTGATATTGAGCATAGTATTTAGCAAATTTGGAATTTTCATCAAATTCTAATTCCACTTCTGTCGTAAATGGATCAACACAATGTGGATCACCAAACATTACTCCAATAGCTGTACGAATTTGATTTAAACAGATGAATAGGACTTTTTCATTTGCGATAAGACCTGTAATCTTTCGCATTCCCTTTGAGATAACACGAGCGTTGAGACCTATTGTTTGTTTATCGTAGTCTCCTAACAACTCGTCTTTTGGAGATGTAGCAGCTACTGAGTCCCACACAATAGTAATAGGCACGTCTTTATTGAGTTCTTTAGCACGAAGAATAGTTTTCTCAGCTACAGAAAGAACATCTTCAGTACAATGGGTATCAACATACACAAATCGTTTTGTGATGTCTACTCCTAAAGCTTCTAAGTTTTCTATCGAAGTAGCATTTTCAGTATCGATATAAACTACAATACCTCCTGCTTTCTGTGTATTTTTGCAAGCTTGGATTGCAATATGAGACTTACCGATAGAAGGCGGCCCAAATACTTCTACGATTCGAGATTCTGGAAATCCACCACCTGGGGCTCCACGAATAATAAAGTCTAGCTGTTTTGATCCTGTTGAGATCCAACGATGTACGTGAGTTGGTGAATCATCGATAGCAAGGTTATAAGCTACACGAGACCCATGCTCTTTGTTTAGAGCTTTAATGAGATCATTGGTGAAATCAATTGATCCACCTGAATTCTCTGTTTCTGTTGTTTTTGGTTTTTTAGCCATATTGACTCCTTTGTTTAATAACAATTAAATTTTAATAAGAAGATTCGGGCTTTACAAAGTTTTGATTATATAAAAGGGAGCTCCCTAAAGAACTCCCTCACTTTTCAAGCAATATTTAGATTCGAATTAGAATGGAAACTCTTCTTCGAGATCACCGAATGCATCGTCCAAATCGACATCTGTTTTACGATTCGATCCTTTAGACTCTGTTGTAGAGTTCTTTGGATCTGAATTTGATACACCAACGGAATCATCGGATTTTGCATAAGGATCTTGTGCACCACCTGACAACCACTTGGTTACAGAATTCTCAATTTGTTCATAAGATTGCAACTCAAACAAGTCATTTAAATCAGGAACATTAGACATGATTTTTTCAATCTCTTTCTTTGTTCCTAAAGGTGATTGTTTAGGACGTGGCATAATAGACGTATCTGCCCATTTTTTACCAGGTGTCTTAGTCACAGTAATCTTAATATCAAAACCGTTTTCGATATCAGTAATATCACCATAGTCTGGATCCATCATTGTTTTCAACAAGTCTTGATAGATGCCTTTTCCAAAAGACCACAATCGCAAGCCTTCTGACTCTTCTCCTCGAACCAAGACCAAAGCATAAGTACGCATCTTTGGATATAGCTTTTTAGCTAACTCGTAAGACTCTTTAGTACCTTCAGATTTCAATTTTTGGATAAGTTCATTGACAGGATCTGGTTTACCAAATTGGTAAGGAGCCAACATACCAAATTTTTCGATACCGTAGTAGAAGTAACGTTCTTGAAAAGGAGTTCCATCACTATTTGGGAACGCTACAATACGAACAGTAGTTGTCTCACCTTCTGGTGGTTTCCACATCAATTTTTGTTTATCATTTGTGCCAGTCAAACCAGCCAATCGTTTTTTAATAGCTTCGAAATCAATCGCCATTTTTATCTCCAATGTTTAACATTTAACTTTTAGTATTTATTATGAACATCACCAGGATTGGTGACAAGATAATAATACAAGAGATATCGGCGTATTACAATTGATAAAAAATAAATTAATAAAAAAGGGGGAAGTCTTTGACCTCCCCTTCTATTAGCTTCATTTACTAGTATACGATCTAATTTGTTAATTTAATAGGCCTTGAGTGTGCAAGCCATCAATCAACATGTGTAGGTGAATCTTCCATTGCAAGATTGTATGCTACACTATTAAGGGCACTAATCAAAGAACTAGTGAAATCGTTAGTGCCACCTGGTTTCGTAGTTTTCGTCTTTGTTTTAGCCATAAAATAGCCTCCTTTAGTTATGTAGACAACGTACTCGGAGGCAGTGGTAATTTACAAAAGTATTTACGAAAGATAGGAAATGTTTAGATTACGTTTTTATCGATCGTAAGGCCCATAATATATATCACCTCGAATTCCATACTTATCTGCTTCGTTTGCAGCCTCAGCTGGTGAATCAAATCTTAAATGAGAGATTTTTAGACCGGACCAATAATGGGCGTTGATTCTCCATTGGCCGGTTTTTTGATCTTGTTGGATTGTCAGGGCTGGTTCCGCATCAAGATCGCCAATCACATGTTTTGGATACCACTCCAAATCTTCCCAATCGACTTCCTGACCATCTGGATTGATGTCTGGCTTATCAAAGCTATCAGCTCCGATGAAAGACTCGGTAATCAATCCTTGTCTTTTCAATCGAGAATATTCTTCTCTAATAATTTGTTTTAGTTGACCTTTAGTAAGTCTCATTTCATTCTCCTTTTGATGTGTTAACACAATAGTGTGCTATAGTTATTTAATTTTACTTAATTTTTCATGAAATAAT